AAAGAGATCCACCGAATACCCCAGCAACACCGAGCATGTGGAACGGGTGCATAAGGATATTGTGTTCTGCCTGGAATACAAGCATGTAGTTAAAAGTACCAGAAATACCAAGAGGCATAGCATCGGAGAAAGAACCTTGACCGAAAGGATAGACGAGGAATACTGCACTCGCAGCAGCGACTGGTGCAGAGTATGCAACACAGATCCATGGACGCATACCTAAACGGTAAGAAAGTTCCCACTCACGTCCCATATAAGCATAGATGCCGATAAGGAAGTGGAAGACTACCAGTTGGAAAGGACCACCATTGTAAAGCCACTCATCCAAAGATGCTGCTTCCCAAATGGGGTAGAAGTGGAGACCGATTGCATTAGAAGAAGGAACGACAGCACCAGAGATGATGTTGTTTCCATACATAAGTGAACCAGCAACTGGTTCGCGGATGCCGTCGATGTCCACAGGAGGAGCAGCAACGAATGCAACGATGAAGCAAATTGTAGCAGCAAGCAGGGTTGGAATCATGAGGACTCCGAACCAACCGACATACAGACGGTTGTTAGTGCTTGTGACCCAATCGCAGAAATTATTCCATGCGGATTGAGATTGTTGTTGTTGTAGTGTAGCGTTAGCCATTGTTTTGAACTAAAAAGTAAGATCATCAGGGAAATGATGGTTTTACTATTCCTGTATCACCCTTAGACACAGGTATGAAAGACGTTTTTATACACCCTATAGGTCTTGGTTTGAGGGGTGTTACGACTTGTTAAGGAATGTGTTGGTTCCTTAACCTCTCGACTTATTTATAATACTACGGTTTCCCGTCCTTGTCAACTCCCGTGTTGAGAGTGTTTTGAGGTGGTGTCCCGAATACCTTAGTATTATAAGGCATAAAAAAAGACCCGTCAAGGGTCTTGTGCCAGTTATGTGATTGGATCGTTAATCATATGTATATCTTTCAAATTGCTTTGATATTGTCCACCTGTAATAATACCACTCACTTCTGATGGATATGTTGGCCAAGTTATAGGAAAATTATCTCCATTAGGCAAATCTCTAAGTTCTTGTCTCCAAGTTCTAAACTCTGTAGTAATAGCAACATTGCATTCAACTTGCTTAATCACATACATATCGGATATATTAAGAGCATCGTCTCTCATTTCTCTAACAAAAACATATCTCTTACTCTCCTGTTCAGTATCATAAGAACTGATAGTATTATTCCATTCTGTTGATGTTATAGATGATACACCAGAAGAAGAATGTTCCGAAACACTGAAATCATCAGTTGCAGTACATAAAAAATATGGAATACCATTATCGTAATTTAATCTATGAACAATATTAATTCCAGAAATACTAGATGGTTCCTGATATGAAGTTAATTGATCATAATATGTTGCATTATTTGTTGCACCAACACCAGTCGTTTTATGAATTAAGTGGGATTTGATATACATGATTATGCCAGTTGTGTAATTGCGAGTGTACTACTAGTTCCTTGAAGTGATACTGTTCCAGCTGCTGCCAATCTTGCTATGTAAATACTGACTTGATCATTAGCACTCAAACTTAGTGTAGTTGCCATATTTATAGATGATTCAGCATGACCACCAGAGTTTCTAATATAATTATTTGCCGCAATTTCAGTTTGTTGTGTATCATTAACGGCAAACTTTAATCCAATATTAGATCGAGAAACACCTGATGTTATATAAAAATTAACTTGAACTAAATATATTCCATTGTTAGGAACAACAACATGTTCTGATGTTGCAGACCAGGTTCCATTGGAGAATTGTGGTGTTGTGTTAATCCATGAAACTTCACCATAAGATGTGGATGAGTTTAAATCAGGTGTGCCGGTTCCGACATATTTCGCATAATTAGAAATACCTCCTCCACCACCAGATCCATTTGATGCTGATGTAATGCGACCCTGAGCATCAACAGTAATATCTGAGTTGGTATAAGAACCTGCAGAGACAGCTGTATTAGCAAGTTTGTCAGCAGTTACGGCGTCGTCGGCAATCTTACCGGTAGTGACTTGTAAGGCTCCAATGTTACCTTCTTGGACTGCTCCGGTGTTTAATTTAGAGGAAGTAACTGCATTAGTATCAATAGTCCAGGTATTCCCAGAATTAGAGACAGTAATGTCACCTTTATCTCCATTAGGAATTACAATACCAACTTCTGAAATACCAGTAATTCTACCATTGGAATCTACAACTATTTGAGAAACATGTTCTGAATCTCCATAAGTTGCAGCAGATGCACCAGTTAGTCCAGTTAATGCTGACCCAGAACCAGAGAATGATGTGGCAGTTATAATGCCAGTAACATTGATACCACCTGTTCCGGTTATAAACTTACTATTAAGATCTAAATTACCACCTAACTGAGGAGTAGTGTCTCCTAAAATTTCAGTAGTGATACCAGTAAGACTAGTGTAAGGATAGGCAGTAGCATCACTTAAGTCAAATGCTGGTGTTGCATCAGTATCACCTAAGTTAAGTGTTACACCACCGATAGCAATGCTAGAGTTTGCTAATTTAGCATTAGCAATAGAACCGGCAAGTTGAGTATTAGTTATAGTTCCAACTAAACTAGAAGTGGGGTAAGCAGTAGCATCAGAAAGATCAAATGCTGGTGTCGCATCTGAAGCACCAAGAGAAAGACTTATACCACCATAAGAGACACTAGAATTTGCTAATTTAGCATTTGCTATTGAACCTGCTAACTGAGTATTGGTAATGGTTCCTGATAAGGATGAAGTAGGATAGTTAGTGGCATCAGAAAGATCAAATGCCGGTGTAGTATCAGAACCACCTAATGCTAAAGTCACTCCTCCATAATTAACACTAGAATTTGTTAGTGCTGTATTGGGAATTGATGTTAAGTTTGCACCAGAACCATAAAATGATGTTGCCGTTACACTATTGATACCAGAAATATTAGTGGCATTGTCCCCTACAATATTACCATTTGCAGTTACATCTCCAGAAACCGTGAGTGCTCCTAATGTTCCAACACTCGTTAATGAGGAGTTAATAATGCCACTACCAAGAGTATTGGAAGTTAAAACATCAGTCCCATTAATTTCGTAATGTTTGCCCGACGCCAAGTTCCAATTTTCACTTGACATTAATGCCGATGTTGCATTATTCCAAGTAATTGTTTTCTCAATTGACTCAGAACCAATACCGAGTCCGGCACCGTCCAAAAGAGCATTTGTTCCTGCGGTGGTAGCAATGCCAATTCTAAAATCGCCAAGTTGTATCTTATCTACATCAACAATAAACTCTGTTCCATCTACATATAAATCACCTCTAATCCTAACAGATCCAGAAGTCTGACCAACCCCAAATGGATGGGGATCAATCCAAATTTCAGATGGACCTTCAATATATGCGGTATTTCCGGCACCATTCGCAATAGATATACCAATTCCGGTCGTAATTAACTTATTAGTTACATTTAATGATGTGGCGGTTACGGCACCACTAACGTTAATACCACCTGTTCCGGTTATAAACTTATTATTGAGATCTAAATTACCACCAAGTTGTGGAGTCGTATCTTCAACCACATTCTTGAGGAATGTACTTTCCAGCTGAGTATCGGAAATAGAACCTGTAAGACTACTAGTTGGATAATTAGTAGCATCACTTAAGTTAAATGCTGGTGTTGCATCTGAAGCACCAAGAGCAAGACTTATACCACCAAAGGAAACACTATTATTATCTAATGATGTGTTTGGAATATTTGTTAGATTTGCACCAGAACCACTGAATGATGCTGCAGTAATAATTCCACTAGTATTAATTGAAGCCGTAGTTCCAACACCGACATTAATTGTTTCTGTAGGATTATTTGTATTGACAAAAATTATACTCCCCGCAGCATCATTCTTTAGAGTAGTTGTTCCAAGTTGTAATTCTTCAATACCTGTAATTTTTTTATTATCAGGATCTAAAACAATAGAAGAAGTTCCTATACTTAAAATTCCAGTAATTCTTCCATCACCAATAACAACTAAATCTTCACCGTAAGTAACACCAGAACCAACAGGGTCTATATGAAGTTTAGTAGAAGTAACAACACCAACACTCATTCCCCTGGTAGAAGTATTTCCTAATCCTAAAGTTTGATCTAATGTTTGAGAACCACCACCACCACTAACAGTTACAAATTCAAATTTTTCAATACTATGATCATACTTTAAAAATTTGCCATCATAAACAGAAGCATTCGTAGCAATGCCAACAATATCATCAAGATACTTTAATTTGGTCTCACCACCACCTCCTATTGACGAAAGTTGTTGTTGAATACGATTTACAAATAATCTATAGTGACTCTGAAGCTGTTCTAAAGTTACAAATTTTTTATCTAATGGTGTTAATGGATCACTATTCTCTGAAGAACTAGGTTCTGTAATAATACTTTCATTAAGAATTTCTTTCTCATTAAATTTTTCAAATACTTCTTCAATATATTTTACTTTACTTGCAAGTCTTGAGTTATTCTTTTGTATTTCCTCAATACTTAACTTATTAATTGCAGATTTAACATCTTCATGAATAGTTTCAATACTTTTATTTTGATTTTCGATATGAGATTCATTTCTCAATATCTCAATTTTCAAATCTATAACTTTTTTATCTAGTTCATCTCTAGTAGTTTCACTTTTTTCAATATCCTCAAGCATCAGATCATGAATCTGATTGACTTCACTAACTTTAGAATTTAAAGTATCAAAAATTTCAGTATTATCTTCCTTTACAAGTTCAATTTTAGATGCAACATCATTTATAGTATTATCTAAAAATTCTGCAAACTCTTTAATTTTCGATTCTGTTTTTATTTCAGAGTCAATAATTAAATTTTTATATTTTGGTATATCATTCTTCTTTATTCTACCAAGTTCTTCATTGAGAGAATTAAAATCTTCAACATATTTTTCATCAACAACATCTTTTATATTATCTAAAGTTTCTTTCAGTTCTTCTTCTAATACTTCACATCTATTAGTAAGTCTAATTTCAGAATCAGAAACTAATTTTTCATATCTTGGAAGTTCATCATCAATAAAAGTATTAACGGTTTCAGACAAACTAGAAACATCTAGTTTAACTTGAGTCAGATTTTTTTGATTTATACCTTTAACTTTTTCTTGAACATCACGAATACATTCCTCAAGAAACAAAAGTTGAGATACCAGTGCCTTGTCCAAATCTTCTTTCGTGAGAAGATTTTTAATGTCACCGTTTATCTCATCAATTTTTTCAGAGAGATGATTTACCTTTTCTATATTAGATTGATAGTTCCCTAATGTTTCGGAAAAATCAGTTAGAACATCAACCTTACTTAAATTTCTTTTGAATGCATCATAAGCATCAGAAAAAGTATTCAATTCAGGATTTTCAATACTACCCTGAATTACATTTTCAACAGATGCTTTTTCTCTATCAAAGTATTCTGATGGTTTTCTGATTGCCACTATTATTACAAATCCTTATTTATAGATATTTATTATGTTCCCAGGAAAGCAAATTGTCAAATAATCAATAACGATATTCTTGGATTCTATCCAACACCTTATTCAGATATTTATGCGCTAAATCTTTTTCTTTCTGCCAGACTGTTTTAGATTCTCCGTCAACCTCATACTTTAATTTGAGGACATGACATATCAGTTCATCCTTATTCAATTGATTCTTCGGCATATCATAAAAAAAGACTCTACTCAGTATATAGAGTAAAATCTTTTTGTCAAGTTGGATTATATGCGGGTATCATCATACCACCATCTGGTGGTCCGTCATCATCTTCATTAGTTTCTATGAAGAGGAGCATAAAGAATAAGGGTGCCAATAAAAAAATAATTGTCTGTGCCCATTCTATACTCATGAAGACTTCCTAGCTGCTGCTCCAATTGGAACTAGCAACAGCAGTGCTGCTACTACAAATCCCATTACCAAATACCTGGAATGATTTGACCTGTTGCTGCATAACTACCCATTGCGGCAATGACTCCGATCATTGCTGCCCAACCATTGATGCGTTCTGCTCTTTCGTTCATTGTTCTTGCTCCTGTGTTTTGTTGTAAATGATGACTCTACCATTTTCATGAGTGAATACTAACTCATCATCATGTGCCCAGCAGAGTTCTTCGTATAGGGCATTTAGTCTCTCCATATCGTCATAGAGTTGATTTGGATTAAACATTCGTTACTGGTTCATATGGATGTTGAGGTTTGTGATCTCTATCCATAGGTTTAGAAGACTCAAAGGGATCTCTTGAGAGATTTTTAATAATAATGAATGCATCTTTGTTGTACTTACGAGTACCGATAGGTGATTGCCATTTTTTATTATAGACTTCACCGACATCGATACCAGAAACTTGAGTTCCTGCCATTTCAACTACGATGTTATCACCTTTTTCCCACCCATATTTTTGGGCAAGAGAAGAGACTTGTTCATAAACAGATGGAGCATCCATTACTCGATCTTCTGGTTCAAGACTTCCGTGCATCAGTAGAGGTTCTCTTCTTGTTCAGTTTGAATTATAACATCAGAAGTTGGATATGCAACACAAGTGAGCACAAATCCTTCTTCCATTTGATCGTCATCCAGAAAAGACTGATCTGATTGATCAACCGTACCACTCACAATCTTACCGGCACAAGATGAACAAGCACCAGCACGACAAGAGTAGTTCATATCAACACCTGCCTCTTCGGCAGCATCAAGAATGTATTGATCATCCTCACAAGGAACGACAGTTTCATCTCCTGCAGGAGTGCGAAGAGTAACTTTAAAAGTCATTAGTAAGTTTCTGAAAGTTGTTCCACAGTATAACCGAGTAGACAGAAAAAAGCAACTGTCGTGACGGTGAAAATAATCTCAGTCATCAGAA